CAAACAAAATGATGTGGAAGAAGCGTATTAATAAACTGTTGGCAGAAATGGATGATCCAATACCTGCACCAGATGATATGCGTATTGATGTCATTCTACAAAATGCATTAACAGACTTTGTCAGTAAAAATGGAAAAGAGATGGAAGATGTATTGAAACGAAAAGCATTTACAGAAAATGGTCACAGTTGGTTTAAGTTTAAAGACTTCTGGAGATTTTTGATGGCAACAAAACAGTGGCAAGATAAAATGTACAATCAACACAAGACTTTACGTTTGATACAAAACTTATTCCAAGCTGAGTCTGTGGTTAAAAAGGTTGGAGAAGAAAGTGTAAAAGTATGGCAGGTCAAAGGACTTGAACTTAGAAAAACAATTGTTAGAAAAAATAAAAAGAAGAAAGCAGAGTTTGAGAAATGAGGACAATCATTCCAGGACCACCTGGTACAGGTAAAACCCATACATTGATTCACAAACATTTACATAATGAGCTGTTTAAATTTAAAACAGATTCAAAAAAAATTGCATACATTACATTTAGTAACGCAGCGACCAAAGAAGCTAAATCTAGAATTTATCAAGCATTTCCAGAGTTTGAGTTTGAATACATCTCAACGATGCATGCCATGGGTACACGTGCATTGGGTATTGATACTAGCGCACAGTTACTCAACGGTAAAAACTGGAATGGTTTTAAAAATTTTTCTGTGGTGTGTAACGATATGTCTTTTGAAAACTATCAGTCTCCGTCTGGATACCGAGAGTATAAAAATAGTTACATGAAAATTATTGAGTATGCGAGAGCCAAACAAATTGATGTTTTAGATGCAGCGCATGAACTAGAATTAGATGTGCAAATTGATGACAATCTTCTTTTACAGATCGAACAAGATTTAAAAGATTATAAAGAGTTTTACAACATGTATGAGTTCTCTGACATGTTGACCAAGTTTGTTGAGAAAGACTTATCACCGTCCCTCGATGTGGTTTTTCTCGATGAAGCCCAAGATCTGAATCCTTTGCAATGGAAAATGTTCTATTACATTGAGGCCCAGTGTAAAAGATCTTACATTGCAGGGGATGACGATCAGGCCATCTACGCATTTCAAGGTGCGTCTCCTTCTGAATTTATAAACCTTCGTGGGGTTATTGATGCACAAACACAGTCTGTGAGGGTTCCAAGAGCAGTGCATAAAGTAGCGCTGTTGATATTGGATCATATAGAAGAACGTTTGCAAAAGCAATGGCAGCCTAGAGATTTTGAGGGTGAAGTGATTGATCACCTAGACATCCAGGATATTGACTTTAGTACAGGTAATTGGATGATTTTAACTAGGACCAACGAACAGATGAAACCTATTGTGGAGCATTTGCATGACACCGGTTACCGATTTGATTGTAAGTACAATGATTTGTTACCTGAAAAATTATTAGAAGCAATCAATATCTGGAATCGTTTAAGTCAAGGTGCAAGTATTAGTGGTGATGAAGTAGAAGTTCTATACGAACATTTGACGAAAAAAGATATCAAACATGGCTTCAAAGGTAAAGCGTATAATCAAATTAATTCTGTTGACATGGACGAGTTAAGAATGGAACATGGACTGTTGGCCTCAGGAAACTGGACGGTGTTAAATATGGAAGATGATCAGCGTCGATATATCGAGGGGCTCGTAGCAAGCGGCGAGGATCTAAGCAAACCAGCAAGAATAAAAGTTTCAACGATACATTCTGTTAAAGGTGAAGAAGCAGACAATGTTATTTTGTTTACAGATTTAGAAAGAATTATTTACGAATCTGCTCAAGTAAATAAAGACACAGAACATCGGTTGTTCTTTGTGGGTGTAACCAGAGCAAAAAACAAATTGTATATTATGAATCAAGATTCAGAATATCAATACAGCATAGGAGAAGACATATGACAAAAGAAAGTGCAGAGCAAAAACAAATCGGTGGATCACATTACAAAATAAAAATACAGCCTTACAACTTTATCATGTCCAATGGGTTGAATTTTTTTCAAGGTAATGTAATAAAGTATGTAGTCAGATATTTGAAAAAGAATCAAATTGAAGATCTCAATAAAATTATTCACTATTGTGAATTAGAAATAGATAGATTGCGAAAGGAATGGGATAAGTAGTTGTTTCAAGCTCAAACAGAATGGATTTGTCCAGATAGTTTTCCAGACTTATCTGGTTATCAATACGTTGCGATTGACTTAGAAACCAGAGATCCAAATTTAAAAACAATGGGATCTGGTGCAGTTGTTGGCAAAGGTGAGATTATTGGTTTTGCTGTCGCTGTAGAAGGTTGGTCAGGTTATTATCCAATTGGTCACCGTGAAGGTAACATGGATAAAAGAAAAGTTTTAGAATGGATTACAAAAGTTTGTGCCGCTGACAATACAAAACTATTTCACAATGCCATGTACGATGTGTGTTGGTTACGATCGTATGGTATAAAAATAAATGGTTTTATTATTGATACCATGGTGATGTTATCTTTAATTGATGAAAACAGAAGATGGTATTCACTAAACAGTGCATCGTATGATTATTTGGGTGAAGTTAAAAGCGAACAAGGTTTGAAAGAAGCTGCAGAAGCTGCGGGTATTGATGCAAAGTCTGAGATGTATAAACTTCCTGCAATGTATGTTGGATCGTACGCAGAAAAAGATGCAGAGTTAACGTTGGAATTATTTAGAGTCTTATCAAGAGAAATACAAAAACAAAATTTACAAAACATATTTGACCTGGAGACAAGTCTGTTTCCGTGTTTAGTGGATATGAGATTTAAAGGCGTTCGGGTTGACGTTGAAAAAGCTCATGCATTGAAACAAAAGCTAGTTTCACAAGAAGAAGAGTTATTGCTGCAAGTGAAAAAAGAAACAGGAGTAGAAACCCAAATATGGGCGGCAAGATCGATTGCACAAGTGTTTGATAAATTGTCTTTACCTTATTCCAGAACTGCGAAATCAAATGCACCATCCTTTACTAAAAACTTTTTGCAAGAACATCAACATCCTTTGGTTCAGAAGATAGCAAAAGCAAGAGAAATTAACAAGGCACATACTACTTTCATTGATACCATTTTAAAACATGAGCATAAAGGTAGGATTCATGCGGATATTAACCCGATTAAATCAGATACCGGTGGCACGGTGACTGGACGATTTAGTTATTCAAATCCTAACCTGCAGCAGATTCCTGCAAGAAATAAAGATTTAGGTCCTATGATTAGAGGATTATTTATACCAGAAGAAAATTGCAAGTGGGGTTGTTTTGATTACTCACAACAAGAACCAAGATTAGTTGTGCATTACGCAGCAACAACAGAACCTATTTGTTTTGATGATTCAGTGACTAAGATTGTAGAAAAATTTAAAGATGATTCTGTAGACTTTCACCAAACTGTCGCTGACATGGCAAACATCTCCAGGTCACAAGCTAAAACTATTAACCTAGGATTGTTTTATGGGATGGGTAAAGCTAAGCTACAAGCAGAATTAGGATTAAACACGAAGCAAGAAGCTGAAAACTTATTTAATCAATACCATGACAACGTACCTTTTGTCAGAGAACTTATGAACCGAACATCTTCGTTTGCACAAACCTCAGGTTCGATTGGAACTTTACTTGGTCGTAAGTGTAGATTTGACAAGTGGGAACCTGCAACATTTGGTATGCACACACCTATGACTTTGGAAGAAGCAGAGAGAACATATGGTCGTGGAAGAATTAGAAGAGCATTTACATACAAAGCTTTAAATAAACTTATCCAAGGATCCGCAGCAGACATGACAAAAAAAGCTATGTTAGATTTATATCAAGAGGGAATTATACCTCACATACAAATTCACGATGAATTAGATTTATCAATAGAATCTGAAGAACAAGCAAAAAAGATTATTGAGATCATGGAAAATGCTGTTACACTAGCGGTCCCTAATAAAGTCGATTACGAATCAGGGCAAACTTGGGGAGACATTTTTGAATGATAATTTGGACAAGCTGGAGGTCTAGAGTATGGCATATCTTAACGCAAACATTCCCCCAATCTATTGCAAGATTAGGACAGAATATCTTTACGATATGGATCCAAAGAGAAGAGGCGAAGAAGACTGCGTTGTCTTCGGCATCGCATCTATTTCAGGTCGCGCGCTCTTATTTCACATCATGCTTCCGAATGGGGCGGTCTACTATCGCCTGCCTATCTCAGCTTTTTTCCAAAAACATCTTCAAAGATCCGAAGTGCCGGATATGTCAGTCGACGAGTTACAGTTGTGGAACTGTTTTAGTTATTGGCCTAGTGTGCATTGCTTTGATTGGATGGCTGGTCTAGACGGAAAGTTTAGAGGAAAGGATAAAAAATTTTATCATGGAAATTATTTATTTACTATTGATTGGGCCCATCCTGATACTAACATACTTAATACTGAGCACTCAGAAATTCCCCAAGAACATAAGTGCGCACATATTA